GATTGATTTATATGGACTTGATAAATCATTTATTAAAAGATAACAAAATTATATTTATTAAAAACTTTTTTAATAAATATAATTTAAAATGGATATGCTTAAATTGAGATATTATAAATTAATAAAATATCGGAATATTTAGGATATAATGCAAAAATATATTTTGTAGATGATTTGGAAAATACGGCTCTCTTAAAAATATATGCATACGCATATATTTTTAAGAGTAAAAATTTTTTAAACCAGTACAAAATAAATAATGTTATATTATAATATGATATTGTATGAAAAAAATAGATACATCAAAAACGATTTTGGAGAAACAAATCCAAAATATAAACAAAATTACTCCATTGGAAATGATTCCAGATTTACCGGATAAAGAAATGAAAACTTTTCATAAATATTTAGATAATTGTAATACATATTTTGAATTTGGTTCGGGTGGTTCAACATTTCAAGCTTCCAAAAAAGATAACATTAAATGTATATATTCTGTCGAAAGCGATCAATTTTGGATTGATAAACTTTATCAGTATCCCGTTATAAATCAAAGTAAAAAAGTTAACATTTTGTATATTGATATAAAGGCACTTCCTAATAATTATGGTTATCCCGGTAAAGATAGCACATATAATGACTGGATTAAATATAGTAGAGCTTTCATTAGTTTAAATGATAGTATTAAAAAATCAGTGGATTTAATTTTAATAGACGGACGGTTTAGGGTAGCATGTGTATTAAACTTATTCGATGAAATTGATAAAAATACTTTTATTTTGTTTGATGATTTTTTTAATAGGGGGTATTATCATATTGTTTTAGATTATTATACTGTTATTGAAAAAGTGGGAAGAATGGCAGTAATGAAAAAGAAAAATATATTACCCCCAAAAAAAGCAATAATATATGAGTATGAAAATGATTCAAGATAATATATATTGTGCATGAATATTTAATTATTTTCATAATATCCCAATTTAAGCATGTATGTTTTCAATTATTTATTACCTTTTAGTAAATGATTTACAAAGTCCATATAAATCAATCATTTTCAAACTTTTTTAAATAAACGCGAAAAAACTATTCTTAAATTATTTGATCCAGTCAAATCATTCAAGAAAAATATTTCAAGCACATATAAATGTTCTTTAAAATATCATCCTTTAAGAAGTAATTATAAGTATACGGATAAACTTTTTATTGGATCATGATGGATCAGCAGCCACTGTCAAGGAATTGGGCTTACTTGGTATATAAACTATAAAATGTTTGATGATATTTGCAACCACATTGATAATGAAATGAAAAATATTGGTACGTCTGACGCCAAATTAGCAAAAAAAGTCAGAGAATATTTAACAGTTGACAGAGAAATTTTTAATACTAATTATTATCAATAAAAATTATCAATTGTTATTATAAGAACGATGACATTTGTTTGGAAAGATTGTTTTACAAAATATTTATAATTTCAGAGAAATTATAAAAAATTTTCATCAAAAATGTTGGAAGATTTGGTTCGACAACAACAGAAAGAAATCAACATTATAAATTCTTTTCTTAAAAATCATCCGTCACAAATTTTGGATATTGGTTGTGGTTTGGGCATATATGATTTAGCTTTATATGATTTTTATAAAAAGGATATCAAATTTATTTTATTGGATAAAACTACCACTAACGATGATGAAAAGAAAATACACTATGGATATCGAGAAAAAGCTGCTTTTTATAATAATTTAGATTATACCAAAGATTTTTTACAATCAAATTGTATTGATGAAAAACATATGGAAATAATTAGTGTGAATGATAACCAAAATATTACCAATGAGTATTTGAAAAATAATTTATCAAATATTGATTTGGTCATATCAATTATATCATGGGGTTTTCATTATCCTGTTGAAACATATTTGGATACTGTTTATCAAATTATTTCTGACCATGGTATATTGTGTTTGCAGTGTCGAAATATTGGTAAAAATTTACCAATACTACAATCTAAATTTAATATTTTGTGGCCTGATGTAAAAAAAATAAGGGAAGGATCACTTTTAATATGTCAAAAAATATTATGAATATATTCCATAAATAATAAACGATGATAATTGACAACTTGTTAAAAATTAATAACTATTAATTTTTAATAGATCTATTACACACAGGTATTTTATTTGCGATATCATCAATTACTTTGACTCGATTTAATAATGTATGATTATTCCATACCAATTTATGTCCATTTTTCCTAATTTTATTAACGGCATCCTTATTTTTCGAATCCGTTACATATAAAATTTTTTCAGTTATGTTATCATAATTTACACTAATATAATTCTCCCCATCAACAAATCCTAATTCTTTCATTGGTTCTTTAACGAAATCATCATATGCTAATAATAGTGCTCCCGAAGCTGGAATTTCAAAAAATTTTCCTACTATGTAAGGAGTTTCACTGTTTGAGCAACATGTGATGGCAGCAACATACATACTTAAATATTCAATATATTTTCTGCCAAAATATTGATGGTTTGGATACCGATAAGATAAATGCTCTAAAACATCGATCGGATATTTTTTTGAAATTTTGCACACATGATCCCTAAATGGATAAATATTTTTGGCAACACAGCCTGATAATAATATTTTGTTAGTTGGATTGATGTTAAAATCCACCTTAAAATTATTATTAATAAAATGGGGTAACCATATGATTTTGTTTTTGTCAATTGTGGGATTAAATTTGGAAAAAATATAACCATATGTTGAAAATATATATTCAAAATTTTCAAAAATTAATTTTTTTATTTTTTTTATTTTGGGGGATGTTTTATGTAAATCGTCTACGTAAATACATTTAGTCCATTTTGTATATATGATGTCTTGAATATTATTTTGTATTACGGTATTAGCATCCCAAAATAGTACGATTGAAGGCAGTACACCAAACAGTTTAATAAAAAAATCCGATAATTTACAATCGATATCAGATTGATTGATTGAAATCCATCCCATTTTTTCAAGTTCTTTGTATGGAGTTCTCCAACCTTTATAAAAATAGTCAGGTTCGCCTTCATTACTTTTTCTGCATATGATAACTTTCATTTATATATCTAATACATAAATTATTAGTGAAATTATACTAACACCAATTAATTTGTTTTAATAATTCTTGGGCTTTATTGTCCCAGTTTTCGTTTTCAACAGTGACTTTGCGACAATATGATCGATCAATTTTTGCATCATGTATTATTTTTTTGATAGCATCGGCATATTCATCATCAGATGCTAAGTATGGTAAAATAATTCCATTTTTTCCATTTTTTATCAAATTAATATTATTAATATTTTCTTCGCAAACAATTGGTAATCCAACTTCACAATATTCTAGTATTTTTGCGTGTCCAGCACATGCTTTAATATTTTTTGGTCTAACATCCGAAAAATCAATACCACAATCAGCAAAATGCAAATATCTGTATTTATCCTCATGTTCATAAGGATAATGAATTATGATATTTTGACTATTTTTGAATATGGTGTCCCTTAAAATTTCAAGATGGATGCCATTTCTTGCAGAACAATTTAATGTTTCGTTTCCAAATGGAATATAAAATGATCCTGGAAATATGTGTAGTTCATAATCATTCCCTAATTTGTCCAATATATTTCTCATATTGAAAAATATTTTTCCACCATTGACTTTAATACGACCAGTATAAACAATTATGCTTTTTTTTTTATTAAAATCTTGAATTTTATTGGGATTATCTAAATAGTAACATGGCCAATATGCTTTTCCATTTTCCATATGTGAAGTTTTTTTAACACAATAAGAGTGGTTAATATCGTACGGATTTTGTAATTTGTCATAATCAATTTCCCTATTAGGTATACCCATATCAGATAATATGATTGAAGAATTTGGGATATGATTATCTATTGCAATTTTTGCGAAATCATTATTTTGGGCACATATAAAATCAACATGACTTATGATCCATTTATGAATACTTTTAGTTGACGCACCGATATCAAATAGTTTATGTATTCCTTGTCTGGTTTCTTTACCATGATACCATAATGGAGAATCAGATTTAACAATAAATTTAATATTTCTACTATTTTTATCTATTGAAATAATTTTTTTAATTGCTGGTACTATTGTTATTATTTGTACAAATAAAGCTTCACGAGAAATTAATATTAGATTAATATTTTGAATAAATTCATCCGTTATATTATCAATACAGATATAATTAATGCCATTTTCTTCATAATTATCATTTGTTGTCAAAAAATAAACATCGTGTCCTATTTTAGAAAATGATTTGGCAATATAATGTCCCTTATCCAAACTAAAATGTGTTATTTGTAATTTATTGATGTCATTTATATCATTAATTACCAATATTTTAAGCATAATATAATATCAATTATATTAAAAAAATTTGTATCTTGACAAATTTTTCGGAATGATAAAAACTTTTAATTTCATGCTATAAAATATACAATGATTGTACTAATTCCATTAGGAGGCTTGGGCGAAAGATTTAAAAAAAGCGGGTATAAAAAACCGAAACCATTAATTAATGTAATGGGGAAACCGATTATTTTTTGGCTTCTGGATAATCTAAAAATAAAAAATATTGATGCAATTGTTATTCCTTACAATAATGAACTAGCAAAATACAATTTCGAAGATATTCTTATTAAAAGGTATCCAAATCTAAAATTTATTTTTTTTAAATTAACAATGCAAACAGAGGGAGCGGCCGAAAGTGTTTTAAAAGGAATCGAATTGATTAACAAGGAAGATTGTCCAATATTATGCTTGGATGGCGATAATTTTTATACTTGCGATATTTTTTCGCATTGGAATGGAGAAAATTGTTTATTTTATTTCAATGATGAAAGTGATTCGTGTGCATTTTCGTTTATCAATTTTGGCACTGATAATAATGTAATAGATATTGTAGAAAAAAATAGAATATCAAATTATGCGTTATGTGGTGCATATGGTTTCAAATCATATTTTGAACTTAAAAAATATTGCAATCTCGTTATTGAAAAAAATATTAGACAAAAAAATGAATTTTATATGTCAAGTGTTATTAAAATGATGCTAGAAGACAAATATATGTTTACTGGTAAAAATGTAGACAAAAATTATTATATTTGTTTGGGGACTCCTTTGGATGTAAGAATATTTTGTAACAATTATCCTAAAATTAGTGCATTTGATGGCACAAATGTTTTGGATAGGCAACGATATTGTTTTGATTTGGATAATACATTGGTGACATACCCAAAAATTTTAGGGGATTATACTACAGTTAAACCAATTCAGGAAACAATTGATTTACTAAAATATTTAAAAAAAATGGGACATACAATTATTATTTATACAGCACGTCGAATGAACACACACAATGGTAATATTGGGAAAGTTGTTTCAGACATTGGAAAAATAACATTGGATACTTTAGAAAAATTTGGCATAGTATATGATGAAATTTATTTTGGAAAACCGTATGCAGATTACTACATTGATGATTTAGCCATATCCCCATTCGATGATTTAGAAAAAGAATTGGGTTTTTATAAATCAGCAATTGATACCAGATCATTTAACCATATTAGTTCTGGTGTTATACATACCTATAAAAAAACTGGAAAAGATTTATCAGGAGAAATTTATTGGTATACTAATGCACCAGATTCATTAAAAGATATGTTTCCAATATTTTTTTATTCGGATAAAGATTATTATATTATGGAAAAAATTAATGGTGTGCCATTTTCTAGATTATTTTTGTCTGAAGATTTAACTGTTGAGCATTTAAAACGCATTATAAATAGTATCGAAAGAATACATAACACACCATTAAATGATCAAAATAATATAAATATTTATGATAATTATTGTTCCAAAATTAGTGAACGCTATCAAAATTATGATTACAGTAAATTTGATAGATCCAAAGAAATTTATAATATTATTCACGATAAACTAAAACAGTATGAAATTAATAACTTAGGTACCAAATGTGTAATTCATGGTGATACCGTTTTAACAAATATATTAATTAATCAATTCGGTAAAATTAAATTTATTGACATGCGCGGAAAAATTGGTAATAATTTAACAATATTTGGAGACAAATTTTATGATTGGGCTAAATTATATCAATCGCTTTATGGTTATGATGAAGTATTGGAAAATAAATACGTATCAAAAAAATACAAAAATATGTTACTCAATTACTATCGGTCAAGATTTATAAAAAATTTTGGTGAAGAAAAATGGCACGATTTACAATTTATAACCGCTAGTCTCTTATTTACACTAATACCTTTACACAATAACGAGAATTGCGTTAAATATTATAATTTGTTATTGGAATTAATATAATGACGAAAACATATCAATAAATAATATATTATTTATTAATATAATGACAAAAATACTATTTGTAGAGAATATGGATTTAAAAAATGATAATTCAATGTCAACATGTTATAATCTAAAATGTTTGTCAATTAAAAATGACAGTAGATTTCATTTTTATGATCTTGGGGAAATGGAAGAAATAAACACTGACGAATTTAGTACAGTGGTATTCGGTTGCAGAGCACTTTATTTGTATAAGGTGTACAAAGGAATAACCAAAACTAATATTATGAATAAAAATATTAATTTATGCAAAATTAAAAATAAATATTTTATAATTCAGGATATGCATAGAAAAACTTATGGTGATATAAATATATTGTGCAAATTTTTAAAAGACAACGATTTTAATATAATTTTTACTTTTTATCATAACACTGAAGCAAATCACATTAGAAATAAAGTACGAAATGGTAAATATTTTCATCTGCCGCATTATATTGATACCTCAATTTTCAAGCATATGAATTTGGAGAAAAAATATGATATATTATTATTTGGTGCAATCCATCCAGCACACTATCCATTTCGAAAGAGACTATTTGAACTAATATTAAAAAACGAACAATTATTTAATGTACGTTTTATACCAAAACCCGAAGTATTCGATCCAACTATTTGTGAAAATGGATTAGCCGAATTAATAAATATGTCAAAAATTTGTATTGCCACCAAAAGCAGATACGATTATTTGGTTGGAAAATATTTTGAAATTAGCATGTGCAAATCTTTGATAGCTGGAGATATCCCAACGGATGGTATAAATATTTTTAAGGATAGAATTATTGAACTTGATAATAAAATGACTGACAATGAAATAATAGAAAAATTGAAAAATGGACTGGACCAATATGATAAATATTCGAAAGAAATAGATTTTTTGAGCGAACATATTGGACAAAATTATGGATTAAACAAATATGCTGACAAATTATATGATATTGTTAATAAAAATTAATTTCAAAACTAAGTTTTATTAACAATATCATCTATCAATTTTGTTCTATTCAGAAGGGTATGATTTTTCCATACCAAACTATATCCGGCAAATCTTATTTTATCAATTAATTCTTTATTATTGGAATCCGTTATGAACATAATTTTTTCTTCGATATTTTTGTAATTGACACTAATATAATTAATACCATCCATAAAACCCAAATGTTGCAATGGTTCAACAACAAATTCATCATATGCAATCAAAAGTGCACCTGAAGCTGGTATTTCAAAAAATTTTGATACAATATATGGAGTTTTTTCGTTTGAACAACAGGCTACCGAAGCAATATATTTATTAATATGTTTTATGTAATTGTGACCAATTATATCGTGATTTTGTTTATTGTAATATATTTGTTCCAATCTAACTATTGGATATTTTTTAGATAATGAATTGACATAATTTCTAAAAGGATATATATTTTTTTCGATACAACCAGTTAAAAGTATTTTATTAATTGGATTTTTATTAAAATCTACAGTAAATTTATTATTGACAGAATGCGGGTACCAAATAATTTTTTCGGGGGATGTAACTGCAAAAAATTTATCAAAAACGTATGCATATGTCGAAAAAATATAATCAAAATGTTTAATTATTAAATTTCTAAAATTAATTATTCTACCGGATGTTTGATGTAAATCATCAAAATAAATACATTTTATCCAATTATTATCCAGTATATCGTTAATATTTTTTTGGACAAATGTATTTGTGTTCCAAAATAATAATACAGTGGGAAGTTTATTAAAATTTTCAATAAAAAAATCTGATGGTTTACCACTAATTTTTGATTGATCAATACTATACCATCCAATATCTATTAATTGTTCAAAGGGTATTCTCCACGCAAGTTTAAAATATTCCTTATCGTTTTCTCTTATTTCGTTACATATAATAACTTTCATTTATATATATATTTGCAATAATTAAATTATTAAAATAATGACACAAATATAATTATATATTATATATAATCGCAATGAAAATAGCATACTATGAAGAAAATAATTATCACACAGAAATAATGGGAATGTTTTTGGAATATTTTTCTAATTCGGATACAGAAATAACTGTTTATAATAGTGCTGATATGTCCTCATCGGTTGATTATTTTAAAAAATTTAGTAATTTTAGTCTAAAATTACACAAGGAATTAATAAACGAATACGATTTGTATGATAAAATAATAGTTGGGTCTGCTGGTAATACCAAAGATTTGATAGATAAAATAGATCAAATCGATTATAATAAATTTATATTTATTTGTCATCTTAGTATTGATATCAAAAAACAGTATAAAAATATTATAGTCTTGACACCACTAAATTGTAAAATTATAATTAACCCCAATATTAAATATTGTTTACCCATTCATAATTATATTAAAGATGTGGTTCCATTCAAAAAAAATATATTAACTATTATTGGTCGTTTCAAAGATATTAACCGTGATACTAATGATTTAGTAAATTTAATAAATAAATATTATGACCTAGATTTTACAGTTCAAATTTTTGTGAGGGCAACAAAATTTGTTCCAAAAGTATTATTAAATTTATCCAAAAAATATCCAAATAAATTTAAAATTTTTTTAAAAACCAGTTCGGAAAAAATGGATGAATATTTAAAAATGTCTAAATATATTCTGCCATTAGTTAGTAAAAATAGTTGGTACCATAAAGATCGTTTATCTGGAAATATTGCATTAGCATATAATTATAATGTTCCTTTAATTATTGACGAGCAATTACAAGAAATATATCAAATTAAAAATTGTATTACTTACAAAAATTCTTTATCGGAAATTATCGAACAGATTGTATTGATGGATGAACAAAAGTATAACCAAATGGTATCCAAATTTATCCAATCAAAAAATGAAATTATCACTAATAATAACAGTATTTTGAAACAACTTATTTGCGAATAATTTTTTTGCACGGGGTGAAGAATAAAAAAACAAAATATAATTTCTATTTATATTATAAATGAAAATAGATTTTGTTTTAACCGCATGTAATTTATCGGATCATTATCTAAATCTTTATCCCAGTGTTGTTAAGGTTTGGAAAAAAAAATTCAATCTTGATTGTTACTTAATATTAATAGCAACATCAATACCAGATTTTTTGAAGGAACACGAAAAAAATATTATTCTATTTGAACCGATTGAGGGAATCAATGATATATTTATTGCGCAGGTAATTAGAATATTGTACCCCTGTTTATTTAATAATAAAAATATTTTGATTACTGATGTTGATATTTTTCCAATATCATATAATTATTTTATTAAATCAATCGAAAATATAGATAACAATATATTTATTACATATCGTGACGCATATTTAAAACAAAAAATGATTGGAATGTGTTATAATCTTGCTAATTCGGAAACCTGGAAAGAAATTTTTGGTATTACGAATATTGATAATATTATTTGTGCTATCAAACAATGGTATAACACAAATTATACAGGAGAAAAAAATTGTCCTGGTTGGTATGTGGATCAACAAAAATTATATGAATATGTTATGCAATGGAAACAAAAAGACGCAACTCGATTAATCATTTTGACAGATCATAATATGAATTTTAAAAGATTAGATAAACGCCGTCGCGAATACATACTTCAAAATATCGATTTAGTTAAAAATGATCTTCGAAAAGGAATTTATACTGATTTTCATACTATAAAACCGTACAGTAATTATAAAAAAATAATTGAAGAATTTGTTAATATAATTTGTACTCTCGAACAATAAATTAAAACATTGGTATATGATTTAATTTATTGGCATTATTGTCGCACCAATTCTTTTATGATATTTTATCAGGTCAATAATTTTAAAATCATTTCTGGTACAATTACGAATAACTTTTCCAACTTGCAATGTGTATTTATTATTTTTTTTGTCATACGACAATATTTTGGCACTATAATATCCATGGTCCAGGTATTGATAAATAACATTCTCATTTGTATCAATTTCATTAACTAATAATTCTTTATCAAAACAATATGTATTTCCGTATTGGTTTGTAGTAATAATTGACACAACAAAATTTACTAGATTATTTGTCCCAATATTTTTATTTGTATAAATAAATGTTGTATTATTGGGTGTATTATTGGTTGTGTTACCAGCAGAATCACTCGTAGAATAGTTTATTATAATTTGTTTGTTGGTTAAATTTTTATTATAAATATTACCAATGTAATATTCGGCATGATTTAAAATTATTGATTCATTAGCAAAACTAAAATTTTCAAATTTTGACAAAATATCTATTTGTTTATTCACAATATCTGATTTGTTTAAATAAATAATATTATAACCATCATACAATAAATAGTATGATAATTCATATAGAAAATCATTAATCAAACGATTATTTTCAATGATTATATATTTATGATTTTTGAAAATACGATGTCTTCCCATACATTTATAGTATGTATGTTTATGTCCAATCCATGTTGCCTGAAATTTGGATGTGCGAATATGCATTTCATTTAATGATTGTCCCTCAACCATTTTTAGACATGGTTGGTAAATATGTATATATTTAAACAGATCACACATTTTTTTCATAGCATTAAATGATCCCGCAAAAAATTTATCATTAGTGACTAATTTAGAATGTGTTGCGTATCTATCACGAATCAAAAATATTTTATTATCGGTAAAATTAATAAAATCTTTTTCTAGAACATGATCTTCAAAAATAAAATCCAATCTAGCTCTTATTACAATATCATATTTTGTATTATTTTTACCACAATAATCTTCAACAAGTTCAAAACATTTATTAATTTTATAATACATACCACATGCATTAATTGCATAACTTTTTAAATATGCATCAAGTTTATCTATTTTTATGCAACTATCGTTAATAATTTTTGTTTTCCATTCCTCAGAATATTTATCAATAACATGACTAACTGGTTTAAGTTGATCAATCACATAATCCTCGGCACATGAATCATTCCTCCATTTAAAATTAACATCAGTTTCTAATTCAGATGTATTATCCATTTTCCATAAATGTAAAAATATGTCCGCGTTTAAATTATCCAATAAATAACGTTTTAATGATGGTAAACATGTTGGAAAATCCCTAATCGAACCACTAAAACAAATAGCAATTTTCATTCAAATATAATATTCGAATGAAAATTAATTCACATTTATAGCGCATCAATAAAAAATTATGTGAAATCATTGGCTTATGATTTATAATATGGTAACTCAAAAAATATATATTATGAACCTAACCATAAATACTTTTAATCACATTTTCTACATTATATTTATTTTTGGATTGGATGGAAATATTTTTATGATCAAAAACTGTATCCATGTATACTACGATTTGTTTCCATAATTTTTCATCAGGAACATATGAAAGGGATCCAGCTTGTCTCAACATTTTTTTAACACTTGAATCCCCGATTAGTGCTCCCATATAACCATCATAAAATGGTTTACCATCGGATAATGTATCCAGCGCAATATTAAAACATCCACATGCGGCTGACTCACTAATTACTCTCGGATACGCATCTCTACCAGAAAATAATATATTAATTTTGGATTTATTATAAACATCTATCATTTCTTCGGATGTGCATGATTTTTTATTTTCGATCGAAACAAATGAAAGACTGGACAATAAATTTTTCATATCATTCGCCGATAAAATACTATTCAAATCACCAATATAAATTATTTTGTAATGCTTTTTGGTTGTTTCCAAATATTTTACAAAATGGAGAAAAAGATGATGATTTTTGGTGAGTTGTTTTTCGGTGGCGGCGAAACATAAATGGTACTCCCTTTCGCTATTATAATAAACAAACTTATCGAGCGCAAATTTATCGAACCTTACAAATTTATCGGATTTATAAATTCCGTCACAGCCATTTTCGTGATTCAAAACAATATAGTATTTTTGGTCAGTAACAAGTTTATTACATTTTTGTTCGAGTTGTTTCATTGATGTTGCTGGATAAAAAATAATTTTTGATGTATTTGGTATTAATTTCTTGAAAAAACTGTAATATGTTCCCCTAACAAAATAAACATTAGCATTATTAAAATGGGCGAAAGATTTGATGTCTTTGATTTTCCATATTTTTATTTCCGATAAATATGAAGGATATAATTTATTAGCATATACAAACATATTTTTTTCAATATCCGGATCATAAATAATATAATTCATATCTGTGCATTTTTCCATAATAGATATTTCCACGTAAAGAGTGAAATAAATATCATAATTGATAATATCATAAGCGAAACTATTATTTGGTGCTTCACAATAATCAAAATAAAATAAGGGCTGAGAAAGTTCATTGTTAATATTTTTATCACTGTCTGGTGGAATTTTATATATCCCAACTGATTTTTTATGACTGATAGTATCACGAAATAATTTTTTGAAATCGGATAGTACCTGATTTTTTTCGTACCCATTATATTTATAGCGAACATCCATACACTGAATAATTGTATTAATCCATGCATCAATATTACTATAATTATCCACGATGCATTTTTTATCTAAATTTTCATGGTTACCTACATTTTGGGATGTAACTATATTACAACCATTGGCTATCGCTTCAACCAAAATATTTGGGTTAGAATCATATTTTGATGGTATAACCACAATACGGACCGATTTCAATAATTCTAAAAGTTTATCATTATCAAGATATTCATATACTGTAATATTATCTTTTGTTTTTGTGCCATTATTTTTACCAATAACAATAATTTTTTTATTTTGAAGTCGAGCATCATTTATGATTTGAACCATCATTGCACGATTTTTGCACGGTCTTTTCCAATCGTGTGAACAAAATAATATATCAATTTTCCTTAAAGAAAAATCATCAGTTGGGATATTTTCTAATATAATATTGGTAAAATTAATTGGATAATATAAATTTGGTAAATCGGAATATATTTTACGAATAGTATCATATGTCAATATACTATTTGGTACTACAACATCACTTTGTTTAACAGCATAATCATCCAAATAAACATCGTTAGTTTGCACAAATGCATACAAATTATTTATATGATCCAATCCAAAACAGCAATCAATATGGTTAATTTTATCAATATCCATGTCCATTAAATATCGATCCATTGAATTGTGGGATATATATCTCAGACCTGAAGGAGAAAAAATAATTTTGGTTTCTCCAAATATTTTCTTCAAAAATGGCACAATTTTGTAGTTTTTGCAAAAAATAAAATCGATATGTCCAATTTGAGCAGAAATCATTATTTTTAAATTTTGTAAATTCTGCTCAATTTTATTATCAAAAGGAATTTTAAAAATATTTTTTAAATTATCAGGATTATAATTTCCGCCATAATTTGTAACAAAAATACTGTAAATATTAAATTCATTTGCATCCAGTGATTTAATTAAACGATACAAGTTTGTAGCGGCTCCACCGACATAAGGTATATCCATTGATGCAAAAACAACATTTATTTTTCCTTTATTATCATTAACAGGTTTGGTATTCCATAAATAATCGATTGATAAAGTTTTTTCGTAATTATTTTTAAATATTTGTTTAAAATAAATAAAATTTTTAAGGACATTATCTATTTTATTTACCCACAATGACAAATCATATGAGTCCATGACAAAAAATTTATTAATGGTAGCGGAACAAGCGGCATTTTTGGTAGCTAATATAATACAGCCACATTGTGTTGCTTCAACTGATGTAATGGAATAACTTTCAAAATATGAAGGTACCAAAATCAATTTACTGTTATTTAAAATGGATATAATTTCATTTTGGCTCATAAAATCTTTGGAAACATTATTTAAACGTACGTTTGTACCAATAAATTTTTCCGAATTTACACCAATACAAATTTTTTTATAATTGGCCAATTTTTCATTTTCAAATATTGATTTTACTAAATCAATATTTTTGATTTTTCTACTAAAATTGGAACAAATAAAAACAATATCGTAAAATCTATCATTATTTTCCTGATTTGGTCCTTTTATTTTAAATATTTCGTGCAAATCAACAAAATCATCGAAATATCTTTTGTAACATTTTTCAAAAATATTTTTAGTTAATTGGGAATTAGTAACAACATAATCGGAAATTTGTATTGTTGTTTTTTCGATTGATTCTTTTTTATAAACTTCAATTGGATTTATTAAAATGGCAGTGGAGTCGATTAAATTAGTTTCACAAATATAGTTACAGCCGGTAACCATGTAATACACGATGGATTTTCCGAAAATATGTTTTGATAATATTGGTGCTAAATAATTAAAAGAAAAAATTAAATAAGGTTCAGCACCATAAATTTTATTAACAGTTTGTTTTATATCACAAAAATTAATTTTATCCAGACAATCAAATTTTACACAATTATTACCATAAACATTTGGTAGATTATCCGGATTTAATAATTGATTATTTTTTTTTACTGTATTATCAAAAAAAATACATGCCGAACATATATTATTACTCAAAAAATATTTATGCATTTCATATGCGCATGTAGCTGCTCCTCCATATCTTGGGTACTGTGTCGATGTTATAATAATTTTTTTTGTTTTTAATAATGTGTTAATATTGGAAACATTTGGAAGTGACATGGGGTTATTTATAGGTTTGGTAATCAGATTGGCTACTGGTTTATTTATTTGATTGACTGACGGATTTTCTATTGGTTTGCTAATAAGTAATTTTTCTTGGGTAGCCCTAATTGATTTGTTGTATGATAAAAATTTTGGTACGTTTATTTTCGGTATTATCGATGAATTTTTTACGATATTAATATTACAAATACTAAATGATTTACCAACTGATAAATTAACGGCAAATATTCCTACTGTAAAAGGTAAAATCTGATTTTGTTGGATGTCGATAATAAACGAATTCTGCCCATTACGAAGAAAAATTTTGGATGCTCCAATATATGTGCCATTCCAATATAAATTGCAATCAGTAGTTAAATTAATATTAACAAGATATTGACCAATATCGGGCTCAATATTATCAACAGTAATGTATGGTTGCAAATTTTTGTATTTTGAACTGACAACTAGATTTTTATCAAAAAAATTTGTTGTTCCTTTGTATCCAACAAAAATAGAATTATCAATTGATTCAAACTTGACCATTATAATATATAAATATATTATAATTGTCATAAATTTATAACTTGACTTATTATTAGCTTTTTTAATTAGATAATCTTATTGTATTTTTCCCCATTTTTTTCAAATAATTCCATTTTTTCTTTTACAAATTTGGTGACGTCATCCGCGGACATTTTGCTTGAAATTTTTGGATATTTTTCTTTGTAATATTCATCTTTGCCATCAATTTTTTTGGAAAGAAACAGAATAAGTGTTGGATATGCTTCTGCTCCGGCATTATTTGCGAGTTTATTTAAATCCTTATTTTTTCCAACATTAAGTTCTTCAACTTGGAGATTCGGGAAATTCTTTTTGGCCTGTTCTTTAAATTTTTTCCATTGTGGTACAAATTGATTAGAAAATGAACACCAATCAGCCCAATAAAATATGATGGTTGGTTTTGTTTCATCTTTTTTTTCACTATTCATTTTCATTGAACAGTTTCCACCTTCCTGTGATTGTTTTCTAATATAATCCGAATATATATCATTGGCCTCTGTTGTGGAAATGTTTTCAATATAATCATCCATGTCTTCAGTATTGTCTCTGTTGTAAGAAGATTTATTAGTTGAATCATATTCTTCACTTTCACTAAAGATATCATCCGCGCCTCCTGTCTGTTTTATTTCAGTAGTAATAATATTATCCAATGAAAGTTCATCCGTGCCAGTGGAATTTTTGGTAATACGTCCAGCAATATTATTATTATTCATCACATTTGTTGTGCCTGTTACCCAATTAGATTGTTTTTTTGTTTTGCTTTGTGCACTCGGACAGGCCGATGCTCCTTTTTTTTGTGATAAGCTAGCTGTTTGGATATCATAATCACTGGATAAAATACTTGGTGTTGCATAACCTTTTTTGTTATTGTACGCCAAGCTTTCACATCGGCGAATATGGTTATGGATACAATATATTAGACTAGCATTTGTACTTAATCTGATCCAATCATCATCTGTTATATCATTAATTGGGTTTTTCACGATATTTTCTTTATCCATTTTATCATCGTAAATTGCGCAACCGTGTATGATACGCATTTGTTTTAAAATATCAATCGCAGCTGCTTCGTCAGTTTTATAAATTTTAGCGAACTGATTTTTTAAATTTGTGACATTGTTAGTATGGACATTCATGTTACTGTGCGTTATTTCAGACATATTGATTTTATACTAATTACAAAGATTTTTTATTCTACCAATGAATTATGAATTGCATATAAATTTATATACAAATAGGTATACCCAAATATTTATACCAAATAATGACAATATATTAATGGTGTTGTACTGTTTAGTTTTTTTTAATATATTTTGTCGTATCAATAATATCATTAATATGACAAAATAAAAATCTCACCCGGTTAATAGTAATAATAATAATGAAAAATTATAATGATAAAACGAAAAGATCTCTCAAAAATATAAACAAATCTAATGAACGTAAAAAATATTATGATCTGGAAAATCATGAACATTCAGTTAAATATGAAAATGATCAAAAAGAAAAATTGCCCCTCAAATCTATTAATGGTAGAAGATGTTTAACAAAATGTTACCCAAAAAGTGTAACTTATTTACATCCAGTAATTTTAACGGGTATTGTTGAAAAAAAAAATAACAGTTGTGCGATTGATCCGGTTCACAGTAAGGATCCGCAATTCTATCGGGAGCATGATATGATTTTTGCTGATAGATGTAGAATAGAAGATAATACAATATATCAACCACCCGACGAATTAGAAAGTATTTTACTTAGTTTTTATTTTAATCCCAATGATTTTCTCGCTGGTATATACGGTCTGCATTCATTTGATCAGGTCATTTATTGGACATTAGAAAATGATCATCTTCCATTCTATACAATTAAAAGGGTACATAACTGTGCATGGAAAGTTTTCGGTGATAAAATAGAAGAACTATCAAATACTGTTTTAGATTACTATTTTGATATATCTAGGACATATTGGCTTCGGGATTATGCTAAAATTATTCAAAACGAATACTCATTTAATCTTGTCACAACAAAACCAACAAATGAAATTTTGGATGGTTTAGAGGAAACTTATCAAATATTATATTCCGAATTTTACACATACGATTTTTTTGTTAATGCGATTAAAAGATATGTTTATGAATTTCAGGATAAATGGGATATTATAGAAACACATTATAATCGTATTAAAAAATATATTTTTAATCAGTTGGTAGAACATATTGAAAATGAATCAAGCAAAAAATAAATATTAATATTATACCTATGTTCTACCTTGTCACTAAAATGCATAGGCTAAACAAGTATTTTATCTTATGTTCTAACCTTGTCGCCGAGTACGCAGGTCGAACAAGTCTTTTATCCTATGTTCTAACTTGATAATAAATTCTTCACAAGTAATATATAATAATGACTGATTTTCTTATAACTCCTACAAATGTTGATTTTATAGAATCAATATTTCGAAATCAAATAAGTGGTAGGTGGACAATTCCAATTTTAACATTTAATACTAATTTTAGTAGTCCGTACTATGCTGATGCTGATCCACTTAATGATGATCCAAAATATCAAAAAAGTGTTGTGGATAATTTTTATTTGCGTTTAACAGAAAAATGGTTATACAAAGATCCAGTTTTTAGAAAATTACTCAAATACTTCCAAGTGGAAAAATCTGGTGATGAAGGCAAAGTTTCATTAATATCTGACCCAGATAAAATATCCAAATCTGATATTAATGAACAATATCGCAAACATATTTTTAAATATATCGAAAAATACTTTATTACTAAACGTTTCATTAATAAAATTTTGAACCAATATGTTAAAACCACTCATATTAAATGGTACGATTTATTCCATAATACTGATACAATAAAGGATTTATTTGCTCACAAACTAAAAAGATTAATTGTTTCAACAATATATGAATTGCAAGATACAAAAGAAAAAATCAATAAATAAAACAAAAACACTATTTAAAGCCTAACTTATTTTATACAAATAAGTTAAGCTTATCATAAAAAAAATGAGCAAAAATATATCACACGAAAAAAAAGAAAAACAAAAACAAAAAATATCCATTTATAATTTATATTTTGCTGAGCAAGAAAAATATACAAAAATATATGGGGAAAAGACAATTGTTTTTTACCAAATTGGTAAATTTTACGAATCATATTGTGATAAAACAAGAGGATACAAAAATTTGGCAGAATTAGAACCTCTTCTCCATATTAAATTTATTAAAAGGGATGGCACTGATAAAAAAAATAAAGAAAAAAATAAACCAAACCAATTCGGTATTAATTGTGTAGCCATATCAAAAAATTTATCCATATTAATCGAAAATAATTACACAATTGTATTATTTGATCAAAAAACTCCAAATGGAGAGCATATTGAGAGGGAATGTGTTGGTGTTTTTTCATATGGCACATATTTATCCGATAAACAAATGCTTGATGCTAATTATTTATTATGTGTATATATTACGGAAGAAAAACAGTTATTTGGACAAAAAAATCTAATGGCGATTGGTTTAACATTGGTTGATGTAAGTACCGGAACCAATATGATTCACGAATTTTATAGTGATAAATTTGATGAACGATTTGGATTAGATGAATTAGTACGAATTATGCAAACATTTCGTCCAACAGAAATAGTTGTATATTATCATCCAATTGTGTTGGATAAAAATACTACCAAATACATTAAATCATATTTAGAATTGGATAAATATAAAAACCACTATTTTTTTATCTATCATGAAAAACAGGGTGATGATCAACTAGCTTTATTATCAGAAGAATCATTCAAGATTAGCTATCAAAATACATATTTTTCCAAAATTTTTGAATTAAATAGTCAATTGACACCCAATGGTAAAAAATCGGCAATTGAGATTTTGAATTTGGAACGAAAAAACTATGCTACTATTTCTTTACTCATTATGCTAAAATATATCGGTAGCCATAATGTATTGCTTTTAAAAAATTTATCATATCCGGAAATATATTTGTACCATAAACATTTAGTATTAGGTAACAATGCAATCGAACAACTCAATATTGTTGATTCAAATAATCTCCAAACATATAACCACAAATTTCAATCATTATTTGATGTAATTAATAAAACTACCACTCCAATGGGTAAACGTTTCCTTAAAGAAAATTTACTTAATCCATTATCACAAGAAAATAAGGAAATAATAACAAAAAGATACGATTTGATAGATACATTGTTACAAGAAAAATTTTATAAAAAAATTCAAAGTGAACTCAAAAATATTTATGATATGGAAAGATTACATAGACGAATGGCTATGGGAATAATTGTTCCATACGAATTTTATCGTTTGGATTTGTTTTATCAATCCACTACCAAAATTATTACTCTGGTTAAGGATAATAAATTACTCAGATCTATTATATCGGACCAAACAATAAAAGATTTATTATCGTTTCAAATATCTTATAACAAGGAGTATAATTTTGAAGAATTACAAAATCATAGTAATTTTAGTGATATTGGTTGTTCTTTTTTTAAAAAAGGTATTCATGCTGATATTGATAAAATTCAGGATAAAATTGATTATGTTAGATCATTAGTTAGTTCAACCAGTGATTTTTTAACAAATTTGATTTCGTCTAAATGCAAAAAAATAAAAAACAAAGAAATTCTAGAAACAGAATCCAATGATCGGGAAGGATATTTTTTTACTATAAATAAAACTAATGAAAAACTATTACGACAACATCTAGAAAAAAAATCAAAAATTGAAATATTTTTGTCACCAGGAATATCAATGGAAATCAAAAAAGAAGATATAATTTTTAAACAGTTACCGAAAGGCAGAACCAAAATTTTTATTACGCCACTCATAGAGCATACTTTGAATTTATCAAAACAGACCGAAAGATTATCGAGATTAATTAAAAGAAGATTTATTGAATCAATGGTACGATATTACACAAATAATAAAATTATGATGCATAAAATCACTAAATTCATAGCTGAAATTGATTTTTTGGTATCAGGTGCGTTAGTAGCAAACGAATATTATTATTGCAAACCAATAATACCATCAACCGATAATATTCCAAGCTATTTTAAGACAAGGGGTCTGAGACATGCCATTATTGAAAGGTTGTGTAATGAAACAGAGTATATCCCAAACGATATCGAAATTGGTAATGTACCCGTTGCGGGATTACCACACATCGAAAAGAAATCGGATAATAAAGGCAGATGTTTGGATCCCAATACTAAAATTTTAATGTTTGATGGTACTTTAGAGAGAGCGAAAAATATTAAAAAAGGGGATTTATTAATGGGAGATGATTCCACAGCAAGAAAAGTATTAGGAACAACCAAAGGTAAAGATAAAATGTATAAAATTATCCCGGCTAAAGGCGAACCCTATATTGTTAATGGTGCCCATATTTTGTGTCTAAAAAGTTCTGGTTATAAATCTATTCTATGGGATGGAAGCAAGAGCGAAAGATATCGTGTTGTTTGGATGGAAAAACATCAGAATAAATCCCAATCGTTTAGTGTATGGAAATATGGATCGAAAGTTGCGGCAAAAAAAGCAGCCAAAGATTTTCTCAAAACAATAAAATCAGAAAGAGGAAAAATTTTGAAAATATCCGTTAATGACTACATCAAAAAACCATCACAATGGAGAATTAATTATTATACCTATCATATTGGCGTTGATTTTCCAAATCAAAAAGTTAAAATTGATCCATATATTTTGGGCCACTGGTTGGGAGATGGAACGAGCGCTGGTACTGGTTTTACTACTGCCGATAAAGAAATAGTAGATTATTACCAAAAATACTTCGATGGTACTGGTGTTATTGTTGATAAAAAAGATAAATATTATTATTCTGTAACAACCAATATCGGAACTGGTGGAAAGAACAGAAATTGGTATAGAAATTATCTTAAAAAATACAATTTAATAAAAAATAAACATATTCCGGCAGAATATTTGCATAATAGTAGAGAAGTCAGATTGGCCGTGTTAGCTGGATTGATTGATTCCGATGGTTCCAATTCAAATGATAGAGGATTCGATATCATACAAAAGAATGAACAATTAGCTGATGATATTGTTTATTTGGTTAGAAGTTTGGGTTTTTGGTGCGATAAAAAGAAATGTAAAAAAACATGCACCAACGCCAAAAATGGACCAGTAATCGGAACATATTATCGAATGTATATTTGTGGTAGTGATTTTTCAGAATTACCTTTGTTGTTGGAATACAAAAGACCGCATCCTGAAAATAAAACCGCCAAACTTGATCATCTTATCAGTTCTTTTTGGGTGAGAAAAATAGGAAAAGGAGATTTTTGTGGTTTTGAACTGGATGGTAACCATAAATTTTTATTAAGCGATTTTACTGTTACGCATAATTCTAGCATTACTACGAATTATAACATCGGGAGTTCTCAGCAAAAAAATGAGGAGAAAAATGGAATACTTTTATACGGGCTTAATAGTGTCGGAAAAAGCAGCCTCATGAAATCAATAGGTGTTGCAATTATTATGGCACAAATCGGTTATTATGTTCCAGCTGATGAGTTTATATATGAACCATATATGGCACTATATGCTAGAATTACTGGAAATGATAATATATTCAAAGGATTATCCAGTTTTGCGTTAGAAATGACAGAACTAGATGCTATATTAGTCAGAACAGAAAAACAAGGACCAGGTACACTTGTTATTGGTGATGAAATATGTCGTGGTACCGAAGATACAAGCGGTATTTCCATTGTAGCAAGCGCATTAGTATTCCTTAGCGAATGTAAATCCACGTTTATTTTTTCAAGTCATCTTCACCAACTTCCAACCATTGAAGAAATAAAAAATTTAACTAATTTAAGATTGTTTCATTTGAGAGTAGAATATGATGAAGAAAATGATTGTTTAGTATTTGATCGAAAACTAACTCCTGGTTCTGGTCCATCCGTTTATGGTTTAATGGTGGCAAAATATTTAATCAAAAATTCTAAATTTATTAACAGAGCAGAAATCATTAAAAAACGTATAATGAATGAAAATAAAAATGATATACCAATGAAAACATCAAACTATAATAAAGATTTATTGGTTAGTACATGCAGTATATGCGATTATCGCCCAAAACTTGACTATCACAAAGAATTGGAAAGCCATCATATTCATTTTCAAACTAATTGTTTGGCCGATGGTAAAATTAAGAAAAAACCGTATCTTAGCAAAAATAAATTATATAATCTTGTAGTCTTGTGTAGAAAATGTCATACGAAAGTTCACAAAGGTGAAATAACTATAAATGGTTATTTGGACACATCTATTGGTCCATTATTGGATTACAAAATTGATGTCAAAAAGAAAATATTAAATGGAATCGACGTACTGGAAAAAATGGAAGCAAATAATAAAATTTGCCCGTACAAAAATAATAGGCAAAAAATCGAAAGCCAATCCTAATATGCCAGATAAAAATTGAAAAATATTGCCATCTAATAAGTTCGCTATTAACACCCCATATAATAATTTATTAATGTTGCTTGTTGTTTTGATAATAATAGGATATTTAGGCAGTATATTGGCTTCATTCGCTAATACCACTAATATCATCAATAATGAAATACCCAGTGAAACATATAATAATATTATGAACTTCTTATTTATGGTATTCATGTTTAATCCATTTACAGCATTAATAATAATTATGAGTGTGATAGTAATAACTGTTGTGAAAATTAATGATATTGCACAAAAAATTTTTAATTGATTGATAAATTAATTAAAAATTTTCCATTTTTTTTTGTAACTAATAATTTTCCATTTTTTTGTAATTGGACCAAGTTTTATGAAATGATTTTTTTTTGCAAAATATTGGGTATACAATTCTGGAAGCGGCATCAATTTCGTCAATGGGTGGATGGTAAATTCGATGTTTTTGTCTTGTTTCCATGGTATATTCATCGATAGAAAACCATCCGGGATTTACACCATGAATTTGGGGATAAGAGTCTCGGCTCTCCCTAATACTTCCATCACCTGATAAACATCTAGTAATCATATGCAAACCTGCTTTTGCTATATTAGTATGTAAATGATTCCCAGTTTTATGACAACTGAGTAGTCCTTCTTTTGCATGAACATGAACCACGTACGTATCTTCTGATTTTCTCATTTCCGGTATAATATATTTATCTATTAATATTGTTCCGATGATATTATTCTGGATAACTGTAATAATCTCCTCGTCTGATGTTTCATATATAGTTTTTCCCCAAGTATTTTTTTTTCCACAATCTATTTTTCTATCATATTTTTCTTCAAATTCTGTTCTCCATTCAAAAGGTGGGTAAGTAACGCGTTTTCTTTTGGTTACAGGTTTAGTTGTTGTATCCAAATCAACTATTTTGGTACTAGGATCACCACTTTCATATATTGTTTGTGCAGCGTTTTGTATTAATATATCTAATTTATTTTTTCCAAAAATATTATCAATTTCTTTTATTAGATCCACCATTAAATCTTTTGCGATGCCTAGATCAAAACTTTGTGGAAAAACATGTAATCTTTTACCAAAAATATTATAATCCGGTTCCAAAGCATAAAATTCTAATGCTTTTTTAATATTTCTAGTTGTTATCATAACATTAGCACCAGCTCTTAATAATTTTAAAGCTATTTGATAACCTAATTTTACTCGTCCTCCTGTAACCAAAGCATTGTATCCAGTTAGATTTCTTGTGATGTACCTCCTTTTTATACTTTTTTCTCCGCATTCTGGACACTGATATAAATAAAACCAATGGACTTGATTTATTCTCTTTTTACAAATATAACACAATGGTAATTTCATATTGCGAATATTAAAAAATAATTGTTCAACATTTTTAGTATATGGTAAAAGATTATCTTTAATAAAATTATCCATAGTAGTATAATCGCAAACATTTCTGGTTTCGTATAAATTTAATGAAAATGGTTTAGTAATTTTTTCATTATTTATCGACAATATTTCTTTTTTTGAACTAGTATTTTTGTATTTTTTCTTTGTTGTTGTTGTAGTGTCATTATTATTTGGTAAATCATTACAACTTGTAAATAATTCTAAATCAATTTCAGTAAACCAATTACAATTATCAGAATCTGAATCGGATAACATCTTGTTTAATTGCTACCTTAATTTAGCGTGTATTGTTTTGTTTATTAATTTTCAATTTTTTTAAATAAAAAAAATTAAGAATAGTTTATGAAACAATAATTTTATGATATGGAATTAGCCCCATAATTCTGATTCGGCAACATATATGTTTGTAACCGTATTTATCCAAAAGTTTGGAATATAACTCATCTTTTTGTGGTTTTGTTTTTTTTGGATCATTTAGAATATTTTCCACTTCTTCATAATATTTATCTAATCCATAACTAATAATTCGGCTACAACTTGGGCATTTTATATAGAATAGCATGAGTTAATATATTATAATGGCATAAAATCTTTATATTTATTAAATATAATTATTTGATCAATTTTTTTGATCCTGAATTTAGATATAATCTCATTAATATATAACTTATGGTTAACCAGAATTTATCCAAATATGATAACAGCAATAATACCGAATCAGATAATTCATTGATCAACAACCAAAATAATCTAAATATTCCTGACACAGAAAAAAATTTAGCTGATTTAACACTTGGACAATATTTTTCAAATATGAAAAAAGAAATTAATGGTGTGGTAACAGATATATCAAATAAACAAAATATTCCGCAAACACTGTTTAAAAATCATAGACTATTTTATATTGGAATATTATTAGTTGTCATATTTATTGTTTATCTTTTCATAGTCAATTTAGCAAGGTGTTCCTAATAAATTTCATATTGATCATATTTGTCGTTGGTATAATAATTAAAAGGATTAGGAGCATTGCTTGAGTTTTTATTTTTGGTTGTATTATTGGGTAATTTTGCGGTATGATATTCATCGTGTGGAATTATATTTTGATGATTTTGTCTAAAACCAATAAAATAAATAATTAAAATACCAAATAATAAAAACACAATTGTTGATAATGTCATATTAAAAAATTTTGAAAAATAAATACATAATATTAAAATTATTATATACCAAAATATATTGGTACAATTTAAACCTGTCAAAAAACTGGAATTATTTGTGCTCATATTTGATAGTAAGTGGTATTATTTTTGGTTTGGTAAAAAATTGAAGACTTTATTATTAATTAATATAAGTTACCATTAATTAATAATTAATAATAACAACAATTAGTGCAAATGCAAGCCGATGATATTAAAGAAATTATAAAAATACAATTATTAGATGTTGGCATAAATGCTGTAGAAGCGCATTTTAACGTAGCAATCAATTATTACAATCAATATGGTAGCATACCAGAAATTAGTTTTATAATCAGTACAATAATCCAAAATAATGAAAATATACATAATACCCGAGGATTATTACCACCACCAACGTATGAAGAAAATATAAACCGAGAACAAGACCAAACCGTTAATAGCGTTAATCAAAATCCAGAAAATGTACCCCCGGTGGGATTACTTCCAGTACCACATCATTATACATATACGGTAGATGAACTTTTAAGGATTAGGGATACGGTATTTGGGTTACCTAATGATAATGATAATGATTACGATAATGATAATGATTACGATAATGATAATGATTACGATAACGATAATGAAAATGAGGAAATAGAAATAATTACCGAAAATGCTACTTTTTTGGATGTCAAAAAAGTAATCGAAAATATTAGCACTGTACCATTGATTATGTACAAAGATATTAATGGACAAAATATTAATACCGAATGTATTATTTGTTATGATTCATTTGTGGCAACGGATATTATTAGAATGTTACCATGTTTACATTGTTCGCACCGACGTTGTATTGATGAACAACTTCAAAAAAATTCATATTTGTGTCCATATTGTAAAAACCCAGCCGGTGATTATGTTTATCACAATTTGTAAATTAGTAATTATTGGTAGGGAATAATATATTCTCTGCAAATAATGACTAATAATTTATGCGAACAAAACAACGAAATATTGGTATATGTAGTATGGTACTATCAATGGCAAACACACCGTGTACAAAAATGCAAATGGCACGTATCCAAGCATTAACATAAATGCTGGTATTATACATATAACATCTCTCGTTAAAAAAGTTTCACCTAGGTCGAAATTCATTGGTATATGGCGACCAGGATACTTATAACCATACCTATCGGGATACCAACATTTGCCCAATGAATTTTGTTTACATTGCATACACGAATCGTATTGAGGACAAGCATACGCAAGTGTCATTCCAACAAAAATAATCACTCCGGCTAAAATAATACAATTGGTCAACAATTTCCACGATGGATTTTTGTTTTGTTTTGTTTTTGTAACATTTTTTGTAACATTTTTTCTTTCCATCGCGAATATGATTGTCAGAATGGATTTAATAGATAAATATACTATGGATCTGCTAGAAAATTTAATATTCAATTTTTTTATAATTTCTTATTTTTGGGTTTTAATGCTATAAAAAAATACGTTTGATAGCAATATATAAATGGACAAATTTGGAAAGTTATACTCGATGTGTTTGGATGATAGAAATGTTAATGTTTTAATAGATGTAATTCGTAATGATGTTAAATTAAGTGAACGTTCTGTACCAAAATGTACTAGCATGATTCATGATATTATGAAAAAAAATATTAATCGTTTAACCAGAGCACCAAAAGATAGGGAGGAATTTAAGGATTTTATCAAAGTTCTCAACAAATTATGCATAAATGAAATTATAGAAACCATAGCTAAAAAATATCCTGATTTACATATCAATCGAAAAAAACAAGTAAGTAAAGAACAAATGAGAAGGGAATTAGATGTATGGGGTGATCGAAAAACTCATGTACAAGATAGACCACATACCAGAAGTCGTCGTGAACATGATGATGATGAAACTTTTTATAATATGAAACCAAATGATATTGGATATTCCGCTTCGGAAGGCGCTAGTGGTTATGCTTCGGCCTATGGTAATCATTTAATAACAAATGTACCAGTTGGACAAAAGCAACAAGTTTATAATAATCCCCATACTGAAAAAGATGCTACACGATTTGAGCAACAATACCAAGATATGGTAAATAACCGTAATTACGATATGGGTCGGATACAAAGACCACCAACACCAGATTTTACATTAGATGGTACTGGCGAAAAAGTTAGACAAGAAAAAATGATGAGAAAAATGCAAGATGGACAAATGGGTATGGGAGGTAATGGTATGATGGGAGGTAATGGTATGATGGGAGGTATGGAAAATATAATGGGAGGCATGATGGGTAATGGTATGCCAACTGGAATGGGTGGCGGCCAAATAGATGATCCATACGTATCTTTATTGGGATCAGGAGCACCATCCCAAAATATGGGCCAAGCTAATCCATTTATGGGAATGGGTAATCCTTTGATGCCAATGTCTAGTACTAATATGATGACCGATCAAATGGGTTATGGTGGTGCTAATAATAATATGCCAAATGGTTATGGTATGCCAAGCCAAAGTGTTAAATCAATGCAGTTACAAAATGATTTCGAAAGAAAACTAGCAGAAAGAGATATGATTGATCGCGAAACAAATCAACCACGCCAATCGAGTCAATCGAGTCAAAATTATGGTCAAAATTATGGGCAACCTGGTATGGGAGATGCAGGTATGATGGGAGGCGGTATGATGCCAGGTGGTATGATGGGAGGCATGATGCCAGGTGGTATGATGCCAGGAGGTATGATGCCAGGAGGTATGGGTAATAATTGGAACCAAAATTCTCAGCCTAATATGTTTCCTAATCAAGGTAATGGCATGGCAACTGGTGGAATGCCGACTGGATTTATGGGCGGTAATATGCCAGGCAATTTTATGGCTAATAATATGATGCTGAATATATAAGTATGCTGAATATATAAGTATGATAAATAATTAATTTAGTTAAAAATGAATATAAATCAATGTTGGTTTATTTATATTCATATGGATTATAACAGCACATTACAATTACAATTATTATCGAAAAATAATATTGATTTTTTGGTTGGTACTATTTTGGCTAACTTTAAAATTAGTAATAAAGCTATTACTAAATGTACTAATATTATTACCAATAGTCTAACAAAATATTTAGAAAATTTGGAAAGATATCCGGAAAATAATACAGAACTAATCGAAGCGATTAATTATTTAAACAAAAAATGTTATAATGATTTTGCCCTGTATCTATCGACAAAGTATCCAAAAATGGATTTATCGAGAAATAATTCACAAACTAATTCGCAAACTAATTCGCAAACGGATTCGCAAACGAATTCGCAAACGAATCAAACAAATTATTCGCAAATGTCAAACCAATTCATTCCAAATATTACATCAATACAATATAATCAAATAGATCATACTAATGTGGATGATGAAATGATTATTATAACGGAAGAAGAAAAAAACAATTTATTAAAACAATACCAAAAAGTTGATAAACCAACCGAAACCAAAAATTTAACAGACGATTTTTTATCATATTTAACAAATCCAATGGTACTACAAATGTTTAGTATGATGATTAACCAAACAAATTCTGTATCTAATAATAACATAATCACACCAGAACAAACAAGTAAAAATTCGCAAGTAATTATTGATGATATACTCGATGCAAATCAATTACAAAAATTACTATCAAAAATGGTTGACACAACAGATTCTAAAAATAAAAATAAAAAGCAGAAGGAGATAAAAAAAGAGAATAAGGAAGAGAATAAGGAAGAAATAAAGAATAATATTATTTTAGATACAGTCGATTCAGTGGATACAGTCGATTCAGACTCATCCAGTTCCGATGATGATAACAACAGTGATGATAATCAACCAGAAATAAAAATGTATGATTTGGAAAATTTAACCAAAGATTCTTTACCAATAGTCGAAAAAAGGTTCAAAGAAATTATACAACTCAAAAATCAATATTTGTCGG